AAATGGAATTCAATCAGCCTCGCATGGGTATGCAAATAAAGAACTTTACGACTTAGCTGTCGAAAAAGAATTTTTAGTACCAAAAGGATATGCATTATCTCAAGTGGATTTGCCCATGCTTAGAAATGATTTTATGAAATTTGTTAAAAATAGACCTTGGGAGCCAGATGAACAAGCGTGGATAAACGCTGTTCGTTTAACTACCGAGCAAAATTCCCCGTACCTAAGTGGTGAAGTGATGCTCTATTCTGAAGCAAAGAAAAGAGCTGAGAGAAGTAAATCACCGGGTGCGTTTTGGAAGACATATTTTAAAAATAAAGGAGAGGTTTACGATGATCCAGTCGGGAACCGAATAGTTTATCAAACTATAAAGTATATTATGGATACAGGTGATTTGGATGTCAATACGTGGCACCAAGCTAGTCCCAAAATTGAAATTAGACCGTTAGAAAAACTTGTTGGAGATAATCCTAAAGTACGTGTTTTTATGTGTTGTGATATTATATTTTATACAGTTGGAATTATGTTGTATGGTGATCAGAATGATCATTTCTTAGAAGCTTGGAATACTAAAAATTATTCAGCTGTTGGGTGTTCATTGCAATATGGATGTTGGCACACTCTATTTCGTACTATGACTGATGATTTAACTATGATGGATGCGCTTAAGGAAATCTTTCATGCATTTGATATTAGTGGTATGGAAGCAACATTAGTTGCGGCGGTTTTTGAATTTATATATAAAATGAGAAATAATAAATTAATTGTACCACCTGAATTTGATAAAGCATTTGACAATCTTAAAAAGTGGTATTTAAAAGTAATGTTATATGCTTACGTTATAGATCCTGATGGATTTTTGATATTGATGTTTGGCGGTAATCCATCTGGAGGTTTTAATACTTTGACAGATAATGGATTTGCTCAAATGCTTTATGCTAATTATAATTTAGCTATACATGTACAAGATTATGAAGAATTGAGACAATTCGCCTTAAAATATATGAGAGTGAAAATGGTTGGAGATGATTCAATATTCAGAGATCATAAATATCTTGAATTTTATATAAAGGATCTTGAATCTTTAGGAGTTACTATTAAGTATGAGAGTCCTAAAGGAACAATTTTAGAACAAAAATTATGTAATTGTGGATTTTTATTGAGTACTAAATATTGCATGTTAGTCCCAATTGCGAATATTGAAAAGATGTTGGCAAATGTCTTTTATAATATGAAGAGAAATTCATGGAGATTAGCATATGTTAAACTGCAAGCATTGTTATTTTTTACACAAATAAATCCAGTTTTACATTACCAAGTTAAAACGATGATTAAATATGTTGAAGATTATCACATGAAAGATATGGAAAACGAACCTATCGATGATATATTAACTCTTCATGCCGCATTACAACAAGCTAAAACTGCGGATGAACTTAAATTTTTAATGTACGGCATGAATGCCGAATAATTTTAGGCTACTAGTGTAAGATCCAACCTAAAATTTTATTGTTCAATATCATTATTGTTTAATATTGTAAAATTATGTGTTCTATTTACGACGCTGAAGTCGATATATATTT